TTCTATCAACTCTTAAATCGGTCAATGATGTGCAACCTGATATAGTTTCAGTAATACTAGTTAAACTATTGGTATATAAATTCAATTGTGTTAACCCTGTGTTATTTGACAAATCAGGTGAGAAATATTTAAATGAATTAACACCTAAGCTAAGTCCTCCCTGTTGTTGTTCCATATCAATTATGGAAACTTGTGTTGGGAAATTTGTTGTCCATCCTGTAAAACGATTTGCATGTAAATCAATTCTTGAAACTGTAGTACTAGAACTAAGTGGTGTTAAAAAATTTATATCACTTAATTGACCGTTACTATATATGTAAAAAACACCTCCAGTTTGAGGAGGCGCGAAGTTAAGATTTGTTAAACTTGAGTTTCCAACAATATCCATTCTCGTAGGTCGTGAAGCCGTAGTATATCCCGAATAATTAATAGTCGCCGAGGTAAAATTATTATAGTTATAAAAAACATTCTGTAATTGAGTAATTGATGTTGGATTTAATATTTCAAAATCAAAAGTAGTTGCCGAGTTATATTGATAACTAAAAACGTCAAACGCACTTGTAAGTGAAAATTTAAAAGTGTCTACAGTAGAATTAGTAATATATATTCCGTCCAAACTAGTAAACGCGGTAAAGGTATAATTATTTACAAAAATTTCAGATATTTTATCCACATATATATCCCTTAAACCGTCAGCGGAATTTGGAAAAGTAGGTGACCCATATCTTAAATCATATATTGTTGTAATATAATCTGAAGGTACATAACTTTTACTTAATGCGACTAAATTTGTAGCGCCAGTGTAAGAAGGGTTAGTAATTGAATAATTTAACGGAGCGGTCCCATCTCCAAAATCTACCGTAAATTTACTATTTAATTTAGCGTTTAAAGTTATTGACTGAGGATTTAAACCATTAATATTTTGAACTTGGAAATATGGAGGAATTGGAACTGATTGACTTGGAGTTATACTTGGGGTAATACTTGGGGTAGGTGTTGGGGAGGTAAGTGGTGCGGATGGGGAGGGAGTTGGGGTTGGTGTGTTCGAAGGTGTTGGTGTGGGCGTTGTTTGTACAAATTGTAATTCTTCACATCCTTCTGAACTCTCAACGGTAACTTGAACAAATGGTAATAATGACCAATCCGATGGTATATCTACATATATTGTTGGTGGAACATACGATAATTCGTAAGCAGCTAAAAAACAATTATTTCCATAATTATCACAAACCGTAATCACATAAGGAGGTTCTCCTGTTATATTTGATATTGTTATATAACAACTCATTAACGATAAATATTAATTAAATCATTTGTATCCATCCACTGATTTTATAAATATAAAGACCATCAGAAAAATCTGTTTGATATACAATTAATCCAGAGGTCGGTGATGAAATTGATAGTCTTTGTGTTTGAGTCATTCTTGGGAACAATACACCCTGTGAGGTAGATGCAACTTCTAATATTGCAGCAGTACTTGATGGGGAACCAATTGACACCGTAACCCCATTATCCTGAATTTGACTATTACCAATTGAGGTTAATCCTGTCCATTTAGGAATATAATTCACAGTTCCTGAACCTGTGACTCCAGATGTAACGGTTCCCCCACTACCTGAACTAAATTTTTTCCAAACCGCACTTGAGTGTGTTGCGCCGCTAACGTCTTCAATTGTAGACGCAGTCCAAGCATTTATAAAATTTTGTCCCGCGGCGGTTGTATTATTTATTAGTGTTCCAAAATCATAGATTGTGACCGCGGTTGTCGCAGTAACTGCGGTCCATAATGATTCATAGTTATCAATTCTGAATTGATAAATTTGGTCATCCTCGTAAACATAAGCTAACATACCTAGCCTTCTTCTTCCTGAAGATATGTTATCAGAATTAAGTGTTAACACATCAGGTGAAAAAACCGCACCGGTACCTTTTGTAAATTGAATCGGTATTGTATTACCACTAAACTCAATTGGTCCAAATGTTGCTGGTGGTATGGTGTATACTAAATCAGTAAGATTAAATACTTCCATGTATCCACCGACACCAAGTACAGAAAAATTAGTTCCGAATGTTTCGGACCTTTCAACAGATTGTACTCCGTTTAGTTGTTCTGAACTTATTGGGTTTTTATATGGAAATGTAGACATATACTATAATTATTAACTTACTGTGTTTCCTTTGAAGTATATGTCCGAAGTATTCAATAAATTAAAATTTGTTGACGGGTAAGTCGTATATACCCTATATGTTGTTTGAGGTATTGTAGTTCCAGTATATGTAAAATAATAAGAGTATATTGTTGGTTCGGTGTTTACAGTTGTAGGAGGCATTGATGGACTTGATGTGTTATAATCAATTTTAGTTTGGTATAATCCATTGGTCATTCCGGTTGGAATCATCCAAGTGTACCACGCTTTACCCGAAACAGTGTCCTTAGGGACTTTAGTCGTTTTAAAATTATAAGCAACAATCGCATTACCAAATGAATCATTTCCACCCGTTGTTTGCGGAACATCTTGATTTATAATTGACGGGAACAACCCTGAAGTCCATCCTGAGAAATTAACATAAATATTTAACTCTTGATTAAATTTACTTTGATTAAGTGCAGGTGTACTACTATTAGTAAATCCATAAAAAGTTTGTGAATTATCAAACATCCATTGACCAATATTTGTACTACCAGATTGTGGTTCTATAAATAAAAACGCTTTAGTTGGTGGTAATGGGGATAATGATGGAGTGACAGTAGGAGTTAAAGTGGTTGTCGGTGTGTTAGTTTTAGTTACAGTTGGAGTTATGGTAATTGTAGGAGTATTAGTTGGTGTTGGTGTCGGTGTTTGTGGGGTCGGAGTATTAGTTGGTGTTGGTGTCGGACTTTGAGAAGAGGGTGTAATCGTTGGTGTTGCAGTATTTGTAGTCGTTGGTGTCGGACTTTGAGAAGAGGGTGAAACTGTAATTGATGGGGTTGGTGTTAACATTGTTAATGTATTTTGACTAATACAACCATTAGCATCATAAACTCTAACTAAAACAATTGGGGCCAAACTATAAGGTTCAGGAACTGCTAATATTAAATTGGGCGGTATGTATGAATCATAATAACCAATTACTTGACAATTAACTCCAAAATAATCACAAACCTCAATTGTGTAGGGAGGTTCTCCTGTAATAATATTTAAATTTATTAAACACATCTATTAAGATTGACAATCTAAATCGTACTCAATTTTTAAATCAATGTTTATGTCCAAATCTTGTAACACATCATAACTCAAATTACAATCTGAAGATATTATAACAATATTCATAGATGAATCTATTGACACATTTCCAACTCCGTAAGCACCATTTAATGCGGATTGTATTGATTCAATAAATAACCCATCAGTTGGTATGTCAGTCAATGAATATGACGTATAAAACAAAGTTGAGTAGGTTTGAGACCCTATTGTTACTTCAGTTATAAAATTAGCATAATTTAAAATACAATTAGACCCCTCAGTTAAATCCTGATATCCCTCATTATACATCTGTAGTATACCTCGTTTTTGATTTGAGGTTTCCGTAAACACTTGCTCACATATATTGAATATTTGATAGGATGAACTAACTAAATTACCACATGTTACTGATATTGATTTTGTCAACACGCATCCATTTAAATCGGTTACCGTTAAATAATAGTTACTACTCGTTAAACCAGTTAAATAAATACCGGTTTGTGAACCTATTGATAATATACCTTCAATTGTACTAGCACTCCAATATAAATCAAATGGTGGGGTTCCATTATTTATAATCGCACTAACTGTACCATCGGAACCTAACCCACAATCTGTCGAATATAGATTAAAATCAACCTGTGATTGATTACTTAAAATAATACTATCAGTTTGAGTACATCCATTCTCATCGGTAACAATTATAGTATAGATACCAGTGTTTAGACCACTAAACAAATATGAGGTATCACTGATAAGACCTGAATTTTCAATCCCCTGTAATTCATAACTAAATAATGTAGAATTAACAGGTATTATATCTACTAAAATAGTACCATTTTCAGAATTACATGTGGTCCCTGTTGACGATATCTCCATTGAAAAATCGGGTGATTGCTCAATAGTGTACGTATCCGTATATTCACAACTACCCAAATAATCTGAGATAGTTAACGTATAGGTGTCAGCGGTTAAATTTGTAAATTGATAATTATTAACTTGTGTAACAATTGTGTTAACCACGCCACTACTGTCTTCTAATATATAAGTAAAAGGAGGGTTACCTATTAAATTAATAGATAATGAACCGTATGAAGTACAAGTAACATTATTTGTTACAACTGAAATCACATTAAAGTTACCTTCCATGGGTACTTGTACATCTTGTGAGAAATTACAAATCGCTAAATCAACCAATTGGAGAGTGTATGTGTTAGCCGCAAGTCCTGAAAATGTATAAACATTAGAATAACTAATTGCGGAATCCCCGTTTGATAAAATATAATAATAAGGTGGGGTACCTCCAGAAATATTAAAAGTTATTGTACCATCGTCAGATAAACAACTAGCAGGTGTTGCAGTATAATAATTTAAACCTAAAGGGGGTACAGTATTAATTATAGCAGATTTAGTTACTTGACATCCAGTTGAGTCTGTAACTATCACACTATAACTACCTGCGGATAGTCCACTAACAGTACTAGCAGTAATACTTGGGTTTAGTACGTTTGAAGACCACTGATATTGGAATGGTCCTGTTCCAGTATTACCTGTTACTGTAAGTCGACCATATCCATTATTACACGATGAAGCGTTTGCGACAAGTAAACCAAAATCAAATTCAGATGAATTTCTAATTATACAAGTCTGACTTGAACATTGACATCCTCCATAATCGAAAAGAGTAACTTGATAAGTACCTGCCGAAAGACCATCAAAATACGCAGATGTTAAAAGTCCGGGTACTGGTGATAGAGGTGGAGGAGCATCTTGTGTTACAAAACTTGTTAAAGCGCTTGAGATATATTGACCCTCTTTATATAAATAAGCAGTACCATAAGAAGAGGCGTAAGCGGTTGTTGCGGTTAATGAACCATTTGGTAAATTACATGTTGTATCCTGTACATCTATCGAAACACAACATCCCGTACTTACATAAAAACTAATATTATTAGTGTTGTTAACAGGTATTGATTGGTCACTAACATAAAAACTATACGACCCTCCAGATAATGAAGTTATTGTTGTCGCACTACCCGCTAATATAATAGGTGATAAAGACGGAGACAACCAAGTTATTGTATAATTAGGTGTTCCACCATATATTGTTAACCCTAACGCACCTGATGAATTGTTCTGACAATCACCTGTTATTTGTAATCCATAATTTAACGTTATTGCCATTAATTACATGCTAATGAAAAGTTTATACCTACGTTTAATTTAAACGTTTGATTTAAAAAATCTTGCCCACAATCCAAATTTTGTACATAAAGTGTAGAATTACTAATATAATAACTTAAATTAAAATTATTTAATTGTGGTAAATAATTGTTAAGTGCCACAACCCATTGACCCTGTGTTGGGTAAGCTTGCGGTCCAGTTAACCCGTATCCTTCAAAGAATGATTGTTGTATCAATTGATTTCCTCCAACATTAATATCCACATACCATATACTATATAAACTATTTAAATCACAATCAGTAAATGTAAATCCAATCTCAGATAAGTAATTATTTAAAGTCTGATATAACACATCTCCAAATGATGGTACTGAAGTTAACCCGTTATCCCAAGGATAAATTGAACAACTAATAGTTTCATAATTACAATCGTATGAAAATAAAGGTCCGGTCGCATTACAGGTCTCACATGGTACTGGAATTATTTCACAACCTTGTTGTCTTCTATAAACATATTTTTGTCTATGAAAAACTGAATTTTCTAATTTAACACCTGTGTTCCATATTGTTGTAGCGGGAACCATTTGTTCAATTAATCTAATCCAATAGTCACCCAACCCTTCAACGTATTCAATTAAATTTTGATATGAAAATTGGTTTGTTGGAATATTAACCGCCTGATTAGATAAAAGATATTGCCAAAATATTGATTGTAATTTTGGATACCCTCCTGTTTTACCGTCAGTTATAAACAATCTATCTCTAACATTTATCATGTTTTTGATAAAATCTTGAGCAAATTCAAAAAATGTTTTTTTCTGAGGTTTAGGATTAATTACAGTTCTGTCAAATTGGAATCCGCAATAAACCAAACCATTAACACTTGTTCCTGCAGTGTAGTTACAATTACCTAAATTAAATCCATTTAAATAATTCTCCGATGAGAAATCCGGTAATCCCGTATTTGGTATTGGGAAATTTGAAGTCTGAGAAACATACCAAACATCATAAAGTAATCCTTGTGCTGGATTTAAATATAAATCAACATTTTTAACGTTAAGTATTAATCTATCGTCACCAACATAATAATCAGAATTAAATCCTGCATCGGAATTTATTCTAGTTGTGTCAGTCGATACCCAACTTTTTTTATTGTCATTAATTTTTTGTAATCCAAACCCAAAATTTAAATATGGAAAATCCATATATCTTTGTAGATATGGGTAACCATATGTAAATGGCGACAATTCTGTTTGTACATTAAAATTTTGCCCGGTAAAGACACTTGTAGTGTAATTTATTATTTCAGAACTTCTATGAACAGGTGTAGATTCAAACCATCCGGCACCTATTTGAAAATAATAACTATCACTTGCATTCACCATAGAAGGGAATCCTTGCTCATCCACAGGATAATCAGTTCTTGTAGTATCAGTTTCTATTACAGTATTTGTTATGGTAAACGCAGTATATATGTTTCCTTGAATTGAATATGTCGAGTTTGGATTCAAGACCACAGACTCCTGTATATACGACCCTCCAGCAATTAATTCATATCTTTGATTGAACTCACTAATATTAATTTTTTGGTCAGCAACGTATACTGTTTCATTAAATTCAACTATCGCATCAGGGGCACCTATTAATCTTAATAAACTTTCTATAGATTTTCTAGTACCTTTAGATTTAAAAAGATAAGCGGAATTCATTATCAAATTTCTAAAATATTGATAATTTAATTCATCAGGAGTTGGATTCGAACTTATACCATCAAAAAGAGGTGTTGGATTAGTTGTAAATAAAGAGTCTAAAAAATTATCATTTGTGATTGGTGATATATCCGTATTCCATCCTAAAGTTTGTGCTAAATTTTTTAATAGTTGAGATGGTATATCATTCCCAATGTTGTAATTTACTGAAGTCATATTCGCGAGAGCATCAATAAACACTCTTGTTTCATCAAAACTTCTCCCGTAAATTTTTAAAACTTTATCTAATTTTTGGTCAGGAGTGTCAAATTCAATTAAAGAATCGGTAATTAAAAATCTTGCAATTAAATTAGTTTTATAACTATCAAAATTTTCAGCAATTTCATTTAATTTTTCTAAATAAACTGTAAACGAGTCAGTTAAAATGTCCAAATTCCATTGTCCAAATAATGGCCATGTAATTTTATCAGTAGAATTATAAACATTACCACTATCACTTTCTAATGGTACTGTAAACTGTGACGTATATATTGGAGTTGTTGACCTATCTAAAATAAAATTGTCAACATAATCTAATTCTAAATTAAATACTTTATTAACAACATCATCATTTGGTCTTATAATTAAATAATCATAAGTAAATGGATTAAAGTTAAATGGGTTACCTTCAACAAAAACAGTTAATGTTCCAGCAGTTAATGAACTTGTTGGTATAATGTTATTTATTTGGTAATTTTCTCCGTTAACTACTAAAATATAATTTGAAAATTCTACAGTTAAATTTCTTAAATCTGAAACTTTTATTTCCCTACTTGACAAATTAACCGTTGAGTTGGTAGTGAAATCAATTCCAAATGGATTACTAATCGATTCAACATCAATTTCAAACTCTGTAAGATTTTCCGTTGTGTCAAAAATTATATTATTAGCGGTAATACCTGTAGTAAAATCAGGTCTATTTTGACTGATTTCTAAAGCAGCAGGGAAATAATTAACTATGTGTTCAATTGATGCCGAAAATCTTTTATTTAATGGTCCGTATAATGTAAAACTTGTTACTTCACTTAAATCAAGATTTGGATAAACTTCAAAATTGTTAGACGTGATGGCTCTTGTTTGACCAAGAGTTGTATTCATACTTTCCAAAGATATCGGACTTGAAAAAACTCCAGTTTCAAAAGTTCTGTTAGATTTTTCAGTGATAGAATTTGTAAATTGGAAATTACCTTGCGTAAACCCACCCCCCTGTACAAGTTGGAAACCAACTAAGTTATTGGAGAAGGTCCCTGAACCTGCGGCGGTCTGTGGTGGACATGTATACTTTGTTACAGCCATTAAGCGATTATATTGTCATAACTTTTACTGAAATCGATATTACCATCTCTATCTTGTCTAACCTCGTAAAGAAGTTCATTAAATTGGTCTCTGATTTCGTATAAGTTGTATTGTTTATATATATTATTACTTGAGTCATAGATAGTGTATATACCATCATCCATTGACTTAGTTTGATTACCATAAAGAGCCAATGCTAATGTCGAAGCATCATGTTCGACAATCTCTACATCTAAAGTAACAGGATTAAAAAAAGTATTAGTAATTATAATACTTTGTCCAGGTACTCCAATGTATGGTGTTGCATTAGGTTTATTTGTTGGTGCCGATGACGGTGTTAATGTACAAAACATTAAATTAGACGCGTTATCAACATATCTATACCTAACAACTTTTTGTTGTGTTGTAGTAAGATTTTGAGTTACAGGTTCACAGTAAAAACTTGAGGTAATGTATCTAAAAAAATTAGGTACTTTAGTACCGTCAGTGTTTAAATATTCGACTCTAAATCCAACTAATCCTTGTGTAACAAATTTATTACGATATTGGCTCGGAACATTTGAAATATCAATAATAATACCTTTAACATTTGGAAGTGCGGATAGAACTCCACAATCACTTATTTCAGTTCTAATTTGAACTGGTCGTAAGTATAAAGTATAAATTCCTAATTTATTAAACTCATTTGACGGTAGTTTTAAATTGTACAACCCTCCTAATATTTCAACATTTGGATTCCCCCCTGTACTACTATTATTAAAATAAGGGGTTAGTAATGTTGAAGAATCTAATTTTTTTAATACAAAATTTTCAGTATAGTCTCTTGATGGAGTATAATGTAGTATTATTTCAACATCCGCTGGTGAAACATCTGAGGGTCGTATTGTACCGTATGAACCTATTGCCATAATTAATATTGTTTAATTTTGAAGAATTTATATCCGTATTTAATCAAGTCTCCCATATTTTGTACTTCCCCTAATCTTTGGGTTGTTTCAATACCTGAATCTTTTCCTCTTTCAATAAATACATTTGAGTAAATTTCCGGTTGGTCAATTACACCTAAAAGATATTCATTTTTTGTAATTGCCGATTGAATCAACATTTCAGATGTTAATCCACTACTTTGAGCATAAGAAATTGTGGTACCATCATTAAAATCATAGTAGTCAATATTATTAATTGTATACCCGGTATATGTTCCATTTGGGTCAATTCCAAAAATAACACCTTTATAAATTGAGTTTACTCCCACACCTGAATATATAGGTTGATTAACTATATATTTTTGGGGTCCGTAAAGAGATAGTTCTGAAAGTTGTGACTTCGTATTTGCCGTAACATAAAATGGTACTGAAACATAATTTGAACTTACTTGTTGTGAAATTGTATTTTCAGCGTCCCCATTAAAAATAAAATCATAACTAACTGGAATATCTGACCATGACCCTCCCTGAGGGGTAAATGTAACTTCTCCGTAAGGATTGTTATTAGGTATTAATTCATATGGAACAGTTATTTTTTTACCAACTTCAATTATACCCCATGGATTTCTCTGAATTAATTTAATAGTATATGTATAAGGTACTGAAAGATAGGTATGAGAAACAGGTGTTGGAGCAACCACAGAAATAGTTTGTAGTGGTGAACCGTCACCCCAATCTACTTGGTATGTAGATTCTGATAGTAATTTTTTTTGTACCATCTCAGACGTGTTAAATAATTCTACATTATATGACCCATCGGTTTGAGTAAATAAAAAATTAGTAACAACATCCTTTTGTAATAAATCACCATCAAACCCATCGTAATAACCGTAATCAATTCCAGTTTGAAATAATGGAATTGGTAAACTTAAATCTGTTAGTAACGAGTCCCCGTTAGTTCCTCCACTTAAAATATTAGTCATACCTGATATCACACCATAAGAAACGTTATCAACAATAACTGTTCTAACATCTCCAGTAATAACTTCAGGTGAGATTTTATATCTATAATATTGAGTTTCCATTATGGGTTAACATATTCATAAAGATTTATTGGTGCGGTGTCACTACCTATTGGGTTATTATTATTATCTATGTATTGGTATGTATAATCCGAATAGTTTAACACAACTTTTAAAAAAGAATACTCATCAGGATTAAAATTATTATTAGTAAATGTTGACGGGTTAATTGTTAAAAAACTTTTAAAATTTCCTTTAGTCCCATCAAAAAATTTAAAACTTGCATAAAATTCATTTATGTTTAATAGTGTCGGGTCTGATAAAAAATAAATAAAATAACCTTCTTTATCTTTTAAATAATCTAATTTTAGATATGGTATCTTTAAATTAACAAACCCATCATTAGCATACCAACTTGGAAATATCTGTTCTGAAACTATTTCACCTTGTTGCGTAGGTATTATTACTGTGAAAACTATTTTTTGGTTCTTTTTTTCACGAGAGTCATAAAAATCTAACTTGTAAAAAGAATTTGAAAATGAATTTGTATTGTAATAAATTTGTTGGTATTCAAATATTGGAGAGTAACTTAAAACCCATCCATTTAATGGTCCACTATAAAAATTAAATTTAAAATTAAGACTGGACCCCGAGTAAACACCAAATGGGGAAATTGGTTTAGGTTCAAACCTTGTAATTTCATAATTCTTAGGTGTTCCAATTATTTCGTTAACTACCTCATTTTGAATGACCTCAACACCCATATCTAAACCTAAATAAGTATTATCCGTCTCAACAGGAAATACTATTTTATATTCATTGTTGGTATTTTGTATTATTTTAAAATTATTCACAGTCATCAGATATTGGTTGATTAATAAAGTTTATGTTATTGTTCGCAATATTTGACCCCTCAGGTAAAATTTTAAATATAAAATTATCGTGAACATAATGACTATTATTTGTAAACGGATTATCAACCCCAACATTATTGGAATCAATATACCCATAAGGATACAAATCCCTCCAACGATATTCTTGTTCTGATTGCGAATAAAACGCGTAATCAGGAATATCAACAACATTTTCAGTTATTGGAGCAGTTTCAATATAATCAGAAAAAACTCTAAGAGTGAATTTATAATGTGGTTTATAATAATAACCTTTTGGATTAATTTGTGATGCAATTGTTGCGTTATCATCTATTAAAATGTTTCGATTTAAAACAAATTTGTGATAAATTTCAGAAATTTCTCTTTCTTTTTGTTCGAAATCATTCCATTCACAAAACGCCCCATCTAAAAAATCACCAACATTTAGATTATCATTATAATAAAATGTAAAAGTGTTCCCGTTATCGATTTTTTGATAACTTGAAACAGTTATTGAAGTGTCGGAATTACTATTATTTGGGTTTCTTCTCCAATAGGGTGATAAATTTTCATAGTCAATATTAAATTCCCATCCTTGTTTAAGAGAAGTATTACCCTGATTAACTGGTTCATTAAACCACCCAAACGAACCTTTATTTATTATTGTATAATATAACTCAGTTAATGGTCTATTTTGATTATCTTTTATCCCATTAATATCAATTTTAAATTTATTTGTTAAATTATAAACTGTGGTACCTTCTTTAAATGCTACTTTATTTAAATTATTTGTAGTTAAAGCAGCTGGAAAAAATTTACCATTATCAGAAAATATTTGTCTTTCAAATCCTGCCGGAGTTATTACTAAATTTTCATAATCATTTAAAATGATATGTTCTCTAATATAATATTTTGAGGTAGTTTCAGTTAAATTATCAGGGTCAATAACTCTTTTGAACGTACCAATAGTATCAGCATTTAAGAATCCATTTAGATATCCTATATTTTGAATTGAGAAATAATATTCCTCAGACCCAACTGTTTCATTACCTAAAAAATAAACTTCAAATATATTAGTAACAGTATTATTTGATGGGTTAGTATACGATACAGATAGTTGAACATTTTCTCCAACTGATAGTCCATGTTTGACAAAACACTCAAAGGTTATTAAATTTTCACCATTAATTTGTGAGTAGTAAGTTTTAAATGGGATTCCATCTCCAACAACCCAATTAGTATAATAACTATTATAATTTGATAGAATCTTAGTGTAATTATTTTGATATGGATAAGAAATATAAAAAGACCAATTTAAAGTGTCAGCTTTATTTTGAGGAAATAATAAGTGAGGGGTACCAAATGTAGTATAACCACTTACATTATAATCATTTCTCGTTAAATCAAATTCTTTAAACTCAGGGTATCCTCCCCAATATCCATCATAGTTAGGTTGGAAACTCAATTGCTGGTAATAATTTTCATTAACATAATAAAGATTATTTCTAAATTGAGTATAATTAGTCTTACCAGTATACGTATTTTGAAAAATTACGGACAGTTTTGAAGATAGATTAAAATTAGTAGACTCTTGTCTCTCTTTATCAAAAACATCATTTAAGAAAAGATTATAATTCCTGTCATACTCAATGATTTCTTTTTGTTTAGATTGCAGACTTATGTCAACATAACTATCCAATTCAGGTGCCCCCTGAAACCTTTCAGTAGGTAGGACAATAGATATTTTATTATCGTTATTCAATTACAATTTCACTATCAACATATTTTATGTAGAATAAATCTACGGCAGTTCTACCTCTTTTTAATCCAAAATAAAAATGATAAGGTGAACCAACTGTATATTTGTCTTCAGTTATATTACCTAAATCTTCTCTTAAATTACCATCACTATCTACATTATAAATAAACCCTTTCATGTATTTTGCTTGATTAGATTCCGCCATAAAATATCTTGAAGTATTTTCGGTCCTGTCTAAGTACTGTATATTTCTTTGGAAGAATGTAGTGGTATTACTATTTATTGGTTCTGTGTACCAATCATTCTTATGTGAACCAAAAATAACTTCTTGTCCTAACAAAGGGTATGGAATATTAATCCCTAACGGTAACTCTATAAATTCGGCTCTTGTCATATAATCATTCTGCCATTGATAAAATGGTACAGATTGACTTACTTGAGTATATAATGTAACATCATTTGGTTGGAATGGTAATTGAGCGTTTTGATTCCATACAATTCTTTTTGGACTAATTGCATCTCTCTTACCATTATCACTTTGGAAGAAAATACCTATCGTGAATTTTGCCGGTGTTAAGAGTGCAGCAACACCTCCTGACGCCAATGCAGTTAACAATACATTAATATCAAAAAGATTATATATTGGTATAATTCTTATTGAATTTGCCGATGGGTATCCAGCAGGATTAAAAGGTTTAACACCGTATTCCGAATTAATTGAAATCATTTGAGCTAAATCAGCATTTATTTTATCCGGCTCTCTTGAGTTTCTATCTCCAAAAAAGTTTTTGGTAGGGTCTCCTCCACCAACTAATAAAAGTACTGAAGGATTTACTATAGCCAAACTTATTGCAACAAATGTGTTTACGGCCTGTTCATACGCAGTTTCAATTTGTCTTGATGCCACAAAAAAATTGACAATATCGGTAATGTCTCTGAAACTTGACGGTGTTAACGTATTCGCAATATATCCCGAGTATCCCACTCCTTGAACTAATTCTTGGGTATAATTAGTAATTGGTCCTAAATTTATGATTGTTGTTGGAGTTTTTAAATTTCTAAAGTTTCCCCTTACGTAATTATTAAATCCAGCAATTTCATTTCTTTGTCGAGTCCTACCACCTATAAAACCATATCCGTACCTATAAGGACTACTTCTATAATAATAATTTTTTGAGTCTTCATGAAAGACAATAATATCGTCACAATATTTTCTGATAGGAAACCCGTCATCATTTAATTCAGTAATACTATAAAATGTTGGCATAAATAGGTTACCACTAACCCAATTATTAAAGAAGTGATACTGAATACCTTCCATACATAAAAACAAACTTGTTATTGTTCTCTTATACCATTCATTAACCCTGAAAAAATCCCAAGGAATACCAATAATCGGTATGGTTACCAACGAATAACATCCTTTACCATTTTGAAAATACGGTACCCCTAATGGTCCCGTAGTACAGTCAGGAAAATCATCAATTATAACAACTCCATCATTATCAATGTTATAACATTTCAAAGGCACCGCACTTGCACATTCACTAAAACTTGCAACTACTTGGTCATTCAACGACCCTAAAGTAGAACCGTCAGAAAATAATGCAGTTTCTAACTCAATACCATCAACACTACTTGAAGAAGCATATACCTCACCTGTGTCTGAAATCCTAAATGCCGAGAAATTTCTATTTTGGAAAAATAAAAAATGGTTACGTTGAGCGGTAGTCGTGGTAGTAGATGTTGGTAGTCTGTCTGAACGAAAAACAATATTTGTAGGATTATCTATTAAAGTTTTACCAAAATTACCATACGTTCCAAGAGGAGCCCCATTTAAATAAGACGGTGAATAATAAACTGACCTACTTTTTTTCCATTCATTATTATCACCACCAAAATGCATATACATAAAAGAACATCCATCAACCGAATCACCCATTAAATCTCCACTAGCATAGTGTAACATATATGCTGACCCACCCCAAGTAGCCCCTCCATTTTCACCTACACCATTAACAAGTGCATTATCATTAGGCTGTGGTGGAAACCCCCATTTATTGTCACCTTCCCATTCATAGTGAGCAGTGAACGCGTTACATCCATAACCAGTACTAGATTGCATATCTTCTTCACATTGTAATGTCTCACCTTTCATTCTTACAAGAAGATACCCTTCTGAATTTTGAATCACCTGTAGTGAATTTAAATTTGTAGACGATGTTTCCCATGGTATCACATTAAATGCGTTAATTAAACTCGCATCCATACTACCATAATATTTAGTTAATTCAGTCTGAAATGGTTGGAACTCAGTTCCAGGTTGGAAAAACCATGACGGGAAAAACATTCTTCCTCCGAATTGGTCAGCCGAATTATTATTAACAATTTGATTGTGTCGTACTGACCTTTTTTTATCACTTGTAGAGGTTCCTCCTGGTTGTACAGGTATGTTTAATTTAAACATTACATCTTCACCTCCACCAACTACAACTTGTCCATAACCTCGATTTAATATACGACTTATATCGTATTTAATTTTATATTTTGGAGAATAAGGGTCTACACCTCTAACCATTATCACTATTTTTGAATTTGCTAATTCAGAAAATGAACTTTCATTACAAAAAACTGACCCCTTAAATTCGGCTTCAAATTGAGATTGATTACCCGAAGTGTCTTTAGCGAACATTACCGACATTGGCGTTTTAAATATTCTATGATAAAAAGTTCCATGAGAACTTAAATCACTGGCAGAACCATTACCTAAAGAAATAAACTGAGAATACGTAATTGCGGTTACAACTTGGAAATATTCTATATCAAATCTATACCTAGCAAATGTTAAGTATTCGTCAGAGTCTTTAAGTGGTAAATTATAAACTTTAGTACCTGTTAAAGTATTATTATCTAAAGTACAATAACTTACAGTTATCGACGTTGCAGATGTTGAGGTTCCTGATATCTGATATAATCCATCCGCAGTTTCATTAATTCCTAATTCAAAATTAGGGTCGGTAGATAAACTTGGGTCTTGGAATGTAATTAAAGCTCCTGGCTGATAAATGTCATCACACCCCTGTATCAGTGTAACCAATACATTATCAGTGTGGAATTGATTACCGTTTAAATCAGGTTCAACATATGTTCTAATTGCAGTAGATTCCCTAAAATATTTTTGTTTTGTATTAGATAAATTTATTCTCTCAGCAAACGTTAAACTGTTTGAAAATAAAAATTCTCTCTCATCATCATAGGTTAAACCACCTGTCGCCCACGGACTATTATATGCTGACGTAGGAATTCTTGCACTACAATTTCCACCTGAATTAGCCAAACCGGCAATTACCTGTGGGAAATTTTGTTGTTGTTCTCCAGGTATATCAAGTGTTGGAGTCACCGCACCACCATCATTTAATGGGAAATGACAACTGTTTCCTAATTCAGAAAGAAGTGCTCCAGCCGCTGAGTTTGTATATTCTTGAGAGTCTTCACCTTCTTTACATTCACAAAAAGTACATTCATTTTCAGATTGTAATAATAATGGTAATGGTATTTTTTTTATTCTTAATTTGTCCCAAATAATTCTTGATAGTTCAGCAGGGGTCTTTTTTAATGGATTATTTAACGGAGCTCCAGGTGATAAGAAATTAACTACCGCAACAACCGCGGCGATAAAATAATAAATTGGAGCGTAAATTAACCAAACAATTATTTGTAATATAAAGTTTACAATATACAAAACCAATGAAATTGCATGCATTACAACAATCAGTGGGAATAATAAAAGTTTTGTTACTGATAACAAATATCTAAACATTAAAAACATTATATTGCTACCTCTGTACGCGTCATTTACAGGATATTTGTTATTTTCAGCACTACATTCATCATTAAGAATATTTTTTATACCTATAAATCTTAGTCTATTACCATTTTTGTATTTATCCATTAATTGTGAAACAGTATAAACTTTTTTAAATTCAAACAAATAAAATCTATCTTCACAATTAATCGCATCTTGTATCATTTCTAATCCCTCAGATGTTGTAGGGTCTCCGTAATCGTACCAATCTAAACTGAATGCATATGACTGTTGGTATCTTAAATAATTGTCGTTGGTAGAATACTCAGGATAAAATGCTGGGTTCTCATCATCGTTATATGTATTCCCAGGTTCTCCCCATCCCCATTCTTTAACATTAGGTACTAAAAAATACGCCCTTCTTGTTTGTTCAGATAATGAAGGTGATTGATTCCATTTTACTTTAAAACGATATTTCCCTTTAGTTGGTACCCCAATTGTCGGGTCAGTAGATATTACTTGTTCCCCAAACTCATTTGTATAGATATAATCTAAGTTCATTGGTACCTCAAGTAACCAAGCTCCGTTTTCATCTATGACATATCCATCATTTTGTAAATTATATTTTTCTAATTGAGGGAAACCAAATGTTTGAGAATTTATATCAGTATCATAATTGATTGTTTGCCTTATTGCTAATATTTGTCCAGGTCCTGTTACTAAACTACAAAAATCTCCAACTTTTTTATCTATCTTACAATTATTATCAATTTTTGCTTCATCAATAGTACTCATAATTGAACCCATGAATACCGCAGTAGGCGTCAGGTCAATATTTGCCTCAGCAGTTAAATCAAAGTCTGTTCTTGTAATAGATGGTTGACAAATTTCCTGATTACCCCACAAAGGTAACACTTCAACTTGTTTTGTTAAACTTATAATTTGAGGTAAACTATTTAAGTTAGTTGACGCATTAAATTTAACTCCTGAAACTTGTCCTTCAGTCGCCAATCCAATTCTTATCAAATCTTGTGGGTTTAGTGAGAATTGCCCAATATCACTTAAATCTAAATCTAAAAATATTGTGAATGACCCAACAGGGACTCCAAAAATCATGTAATCACCAGAATCATTAGTTTTTACAGTAAATTTATAATACTTATCATATACCTCAGAATAATTTTTTTCTTTTAAAATTTCTTCTCTTGTTGGGAAACTTCCCGTTGGGACATGACCTGAATGTGATTCTTCTTTAGGTAATAAATTATACCTGTAACCATTAACATCTAAATTAGAAATATTACTAAATGGGTATATATTTGCAATTTCAGGATTTCTTGAATCTTCATCACTTAAAGGAATAAATAATGAAATTTTTACATTTGGTACCCCAAACCCATTATTAGCGAAAACCCTACCGCAAATAACTCCATAGTCCGAACAGACTCTAGTGTAGATGTCTCTTTGGTACAGTTTAAGAGACAAAATTTCTAAAGTTTCAAAATCTTGTTGTAAATCAACTTGAACTGATTTATCTACACCGACCTGCGTTCTTACTCTATATGACGAATTCATGTTATTTTTTTAATAAATAGTTTATGAACTATTTTAAAAAAATAAATAAATTACGAGAAATTGACAGTTTTAAAGTTTTTAACTTGTACTGTTATATCCCTATTTGGGAATCTTACTTGATAAATTTGACTTGGTTCCGCAAATAATGTATCATCAACTAACGAGATTTGTTTTGTCGATGAGTTACTGTAACTCATAGATGTTTGATTTGAAGAGTATTCTCCACCAACTTTATTAAACACTAAAACTTCAGTAACACTTATAACCCCATTTAGACTTTGTATTTGTCTTTTTATTTCAGAAATATATACGTTCTCACCCATTTCAATATTAGCAGGACTCATGTACGTTGATACAATCTCAACTATAGAAGAGATAACGTTACCTTGATTCTGACTTGAATCTAAAACCGCACTGATTTGAAATGATAAATCAACTACTTGAGCAGATTCTACAGAAATATAATCATTTAACATTCTATAATTTGATAAATAATTTGCAATATTTTGTTGTATCGTATTTGATACCAAACTAGTTAAAGCTCCTGTACTATCATATGATAATACTTTAATTTTAATTTTATTTTCCTCTTCAACAATTGCAACTTTACCTGGTGCCCCAAATTTAGATGGCATTGTATTAATCAAAGACTGATAGTCATTAATTGTAACCGCTCTTTGTTGTGCCGCGAAATTAAAAGAAACATAATTTCTAACCTCTTCAATACTTGGTGCGTCAGACCCTCCAATTGCTGCTGTCACATTATTACATGACAAAGAATTAACTACATTTGTATTGATTGTTTGACTAGGACCATTCACAAAAAACGTAACTGTACCTATTTGATTAATAACATTTACACCCAAATTACTTCCTGAACCTCCACCAATTCTATATTGTATGAATAGTGTTGAATTTGATTTTAATGTTGACCCTAATCCAAAATTATTTTGGTATCTTGATAAGTCCAATGGAGTTCCATTTCTCGCAAAATCTCTCAATAAATCATCCGCCGAAGTATTACCTCCACCAAATGTTAATTTACAATAACCTAATGGAGTATATTCCGAAACAAATCTTGTATTAGTTGTTATATATCTTCCAACTTTAACACCAGGTTTGTCAGAAACTTTAGTTGGGTCTTCAATGAATACCCTGTCTTCAGCTAAAGAATTTACCTCATACCATTTATTTACAGGAGTTAAAAAATCATCGTAAGAAGGTATACCATTATAATTTGTACCATCTTTTAAAATCACACTTGTAATTGACAAAACATTTTGTTCAGGTAAAAATACCTCTAAAAAAGGTCTAGCGTCTTGAGCGTTAATTGAACGTCTAAAAACTTTAGTTGTTCCATTAACAACAGTTTCTCTTTTGGTAATGGTATAATTTATTAAATTATTATTATTGTCAAAATTTGGTATTTTTAATCTATTAGGATTACCTAATGAATTAAATGGTGATGAAAAATCAACATCATCCACAGTTTCAAAAACTTGACCACCACCAATAAACTGAGCACCTCTTCTTAAAAATCCACAGTATCTTAAATCTTCTTGGTCACCTAATGCAGGTACAGTAATACTAATATCAAGTATTGCAACTGATGGTCTAACATTAGGTATTTTTAAACCATAAGTTCTTGCAATATTATAAATAGAAGACCTTTGTTGAGCGTACTGTAATACAGTTTCTTGTATACTTCTATCAATATTATAATAAAGGTTATCAGTTACAGCGGCATTCAAATCCATCATAACTGAGAAAATTGAAGCGTCATTGAAATTTTGAACTACTGTCGGATAATAAGTTTTTGTAAAGTTGATGAGCTCAGTTCTTATTGCTTCAAAATCTTTTACTGTATATGATATTTTTTTGTTTGCCATATTTCTATTAAATATTAATTATAATAAAATCACTACTTGCAAAAGTATTATTTTTTATTTTATAATCAATCCTAACTTTTGCAGTATAGTCTCTAACCCCTTGTCCAGGTACATTATACGTATTGTTAATAACTGCCCCATTACTAAGTACAACTTTATCAAATTCTTCATCTGTCGCAGCATAAACCTTAACAGACGTGATTAATAAATTTGGCATGTAAGTTTCACAAGCAGTTCTGATATCTGCTTCAATGTCCCCAAAAGAAAGTCCATCTAATGGATTAAAAATGTATTCATAAATTCTTGTGCCAAATTCAGGTAAAAAATACCTTGAACCTTTTCTAGTTAAAATTAAATGGATTAAACTACTTCTAATTTCCTCATCAGAAGTTTCTGACAAATCTAAATAGAACCCATATGGAGAATCTCTAAATGGAAAATTAATACCGTATGTTATTGGGCTTGGCATATTACATAAATATAATGTTGTAAAATTTTAAATAAAATAAAAAATCCCAATGTGTATTGGGTCAAATCAAAACAATAATTTTACCATTAATAGTTTTTGGACTGTTGTTTTCGTATTCAAATTCTACAAATTTTTGTTTTAACAAATATTCTGTTATAAAATCGTTAATTGGATAATAATTTAAACAATCCACAATTGGTTTTTCTTTTGAGGTGTACCTATAATAACCTACCTCATAGTCCCATATCATCAATGAATTTTTTGTGGGACTTTTTGTAAGAAGATTTACTTTCGTCATTAACATCTGTCGTATATTGCCAGTTCCAATATAGTTTCTTATTTGGTTTAAATCCATAGAATTTGTGAGCTTCCATTTGAGTTTCTGTGACATTCTCACCATTCCAATTTTGTCCAACACAAATAAATCCTGTTTCAATGTCTTCAACTATATTTTTTTCACCTAAAGTAGTATGTCGGGTTTCAATCCAATTTAATCTTTCAATCAGATTTTGATAAAACATATTAGCCTGTCCCCATCTTACTGAACTAAAGAATATTACAGCATCGGACTCAAAAAGTTCTTTGGATATCTTCCAAAGTTCATCTGTTTTATTATTTAAACTAGCCCAACATCTGTGATATCCTGAAGGATTCTTCTTATCATCTTTAAGTAATGCCTTTAAAAGTCCACAAGTGTTACCTTCTTTTCTTGAGACATTTCCTTCACAAGGAAAAATTTTGAGTTCTGAAACATCAATGAAAACTGATTTATCACCTAATTCTTCATTCAAATACATTGCAATTAATT